GTGTAGGGCTTCAAGATATGCCAAGACAACGTGTAAGTGACTGCGTAAAACTGGCTAGTTGTTCCGATCAAGATAGGAAAGGATTGATTGATAGCGGCAAAACTGGACAAACCGCCGTTAAAGAATTGGCAAAAAAGAATAAAAAACCAGTTGTAGATAAGTCGGCTAAAAAGAAGGTAGACGAAAAGAGACGGCCAGAGAATGTTATTGAACTTGCCGCCGTTGTTTTGAGCGAACTTGAAAGATTAAATATTCCAAGATCGGAATTAATTAAACATCTTGGGTTATCTCAGCAAGAGATTTTAAAATCTCAATTAGTAAAATAATCTACAAAATGGGGGGGGCTTTATGCCCCCTTTTTTGTGCTATATTGACATTATTAAGTACCCTGTGCTAGGGTATTTAATAATATTAATGGGGTTAAATTATGAAGTATTTAAAACGTAAACATGGACTAGTTAAAATTCACGATGTAGGATATTACCGCAACAAATCGCACTATCCGACTACATGTAAGGATATGTCTAAATTTGAAAACACTACTCCAACTGTTGTCGGTGTTCTAGATACTAGTGAAATGTCATATTTAAATGATAAAAAAAATTATGACGCAATAAAAGAATTGGCACAACTAAAAACTAGACTAAACAACTTAGGTTTATGATTGTCCGAACTTCGGACAATTAAAAAGAGAGAGAGAGACAATGATCAAAACAATGTTTGAAACAATTATTTTAGGAATGTTGCTAACATTTATACTATTTACAGGAACGGTGGTATTATAAAATGAAAACAATACTATTAATTACGAGTTTTATTAGTACAATATCAATAATAACAGTCATAAGTATTGATTTATTTATAGGTATTATGTTAATGATTGTAGCTGTTATATCTTTTATTGGTTTTCTTTATGAAGCAATACAAGATTATAACCTTGCACAAGAGTACCCCAATTTATGCGATAAAAAATACCCAAATTTATGAGGAGAGAAGTAAAATGACACGCAAAGATTTTGAGATTATAGCTGACGTATTACATAATAATAAACAAAAAGGTATCTTTACTATTAACGATCTAACTAATGATTTTGCAGATGTATTAAGTAAAGAAAATCCTAGATTTAATAAAGAAATTTTTATATCTAGAATAAATAATGGTAAGTAACTAAATTGTCCGAACTTCGGACAATGATAGGGGCTTTACAGTCCCTATTTTTTTTGGTATATATAATTAAATTAACTATTACGAAGAACAGAATAGGAGATTATATAAATGTATAAAAGAGATCAATACGAAGTACAGAAATTGTGTAAGTCAGACCCTAAATATACAAGAGAAGCAATTTTATTTGTGTCTCGTAGTATACGCAACCATTTTTGGAGACTAAATAAAATCACTGACGAAGAGAGATCACTAGGTATTCAAGCACCTTCTTTAAAACAAAAAATAAAAAGAGATGCTTTTGAATATATACATTCAAACTACAAACAACTGCACAAAGATATATTTAATCCTAATTTATCACTAGCAGAAAAAATATTGTCAGTATCAAGTATACCCGGAATTGGTATCGTCAAAGCTGGTTTTGTACTACAGTTATGTATAGGCAAGGTGGGTTGTCTTGATGTTCATAATTTGAAAATGTTTGGGTTTAGTGAAAGTGCATTTAAGTTTTCTAAAACCACAACCAAAAACACTGCACTAGCAAAAGCAAGATTGTATATAGAAACTTGTGAAAAGCTTGGTGGTAGTGAGTTTCTGTGGGATAATTGGTGCGAATTTATTGCCGCAAAGTATCCAAAACACTTCACCAGTGCCGATCAAGTCAGCCAAATGCACGTTAATCTAATTGTGTAAGTAATCAGCATTTTGCTACAACATAAAACAAATTGTCCGAAGTTCGGACAATTAAAAAGAGAGAGAGAATGATAAACAAATGAAAAAAATAATCCATATTAATCAGCACATCATTAAACGTAATGCGAAAACTGGAGAGCGTAACCCTGTTATTACTTGTAAAACATACAAGTCTAATGACTATGCTCACGAGGTTGTTATTAAGGATGAAAATGGCAAAACAGTATGTACAATAGTATATAGTCCAGACAAGCCACTACCTTGTGGGGCTGTAGTGTGGCTAGAAACAAAAGCAGATGTAGAATTAAAAATTGTAGAGGAGACTTTAAAATGAAATTACGTGATGATCTAGAAAATAAAATACTTAAATCTGTAATTAAAGAATTACACAGACTTGTCATGCATTCATGGGAATATTATGATGAAGATATATGGATAGATGTATATGATAAAGTAGATGATGTTACATATTCTGTTAATATATCTTGGGAATATTATGAAGATTACGATGAAACCACTAAAGTTAATTTAGTAACTCCATTCAATGTAGTTGTATATCCTACAGAAGAATATGAAAATGAACAGGGTGAAGTACGTATTAGAGAAATAACAGATGGAGATTGTGTAGTACTTATGAATTAAATTAATTTTTTTGATTAAATATAGGAGTATAATTATGAGTAGACATTGGCAAGTAGAAGCATCAAGAGAAGATAGATACTATGAGATATGGACAGACCTTGTACAAAATGGTATGCCTACACATGAAGCTGACGTTCAAGCAGAAATGCTTTTAGAACAAGAGGAAGAAGAAAGAGGTTAGTCATGCCAATATGTAGTTTTAAAATACCTTGTGAGACTTGTGATGGACAAGGTGAAGTAGCATTAGGAAATGGTAATGATCCGTCTGTTAAAATAGTAGATTGTTATGAATGTGATAGTGGATGGAGAGCAGTGGAAGAAGAATACGAAGATCCTCTAGATGTACTGGATGATTTTCCAGAAGCAGTAAACATTGTTGCTAGTTAGGAGAAATAAAATGAAACAGACATTTAATTTAGTAACATTTGAAATTCGGGATGGTGAATACTCTTATAATGATTATGCTATATTTAAAAAAGATACTACAAATATGAATGAGAGTGAAATAATTACTGAAGCAGAAATAGCTACATCTAATCTACCACTTAAGGAAGTGTATGGGGAAGATTTTGAATATGACTATAGAAAAATCATAGTTTACTCTATTCAAGAAATAACAAAAGCAGAAGTAGACACATTACAAAAACTTCATGTAGCTTTCTAAATTATTAAATAGGAGAAATAATATGATAAAATATGTAGAAATAAGTTTACCTAGAAGCTTTATAGATAGTTCAGAAGGAGGAACTCTATCTTTTTATTTAAAAGATAATGAACTTATAGAAAATCCAACTTTAATAACTAATCCTAAACTTGTACATGAAGGTTTAGATGATCCCGAAGCTTTAGTATATACAGAAGAAATTGTACCATAATAACTGGACATATACGAGGGACTATGAAATGAAAGTATTTACATTAGGAAGAAGTTATTTATGTACTGAAATTTACAAAGTTGAAGCTGCTACATTAGAGGAAGCAGAAAAAATTCTTGAAGAGACAAGTTGTCTTTGGTTTTACCATGAAAAAACACATGATGGAGAGTACCTTGGTTCATTTGATTATATAGATGAACATGATGTTAAGAAGGAGTTAAAAAAATGAAACAGAAATTTACTTTAGTATCATTTCAAATTACAGATAATGAAACCACTTATCTTGAGCACTCTATATTTAAAAAAGACACCACAAATATGAATGAGGAAGATACTTTAGATGTATTAAATGATTTTCCAAAAAGTGAAATAATCTATAAAGTTTATGGGGAAGATTTTGAATGTTCATATAGAACAGTTCTAGTTGACTCTACTCAAGAAATAACAAAAGCAGAAGTAGACACACTTGAAAAACTTCATATACCAGTAGAAATTATAAATTATTAAAGAGGAGAAATAAAAATGTCTAAATTTTCAAAAAAACCAATAAACGAATGGGAATGGGGTAATGAGTATGAACATTACATTAGCAGTTTGAGTCTTAGTAAGATTGCATCATTAAAGAATGAATTTTTCACTAAGGGAATGGCTAGAGCATTATACGAATTATACAATGCCTTATTAAATATAAAAGCACTTGGTAAGAAGGGGTTAAAAAACATCGGCAATTTGAGTCTTGGTTATATTGTATCATTGGAGGACGAATTGTTCACTATCAAAATGACTAGAGCATATGACAAATTATACTATGGTTTATTAGATAATAAAGCACTTCGTAAGAAGTGGTTACAAGATTCAACAAGCATTTAACCAAGAACTTAATAGGAGAAATAAAAATGGTTAAACATAAAGTTTACGTTAGATATAATACAGAACACAGAATATATATTAATGCAAAGAATGAAGAGGAAGCACAAAAGAAAATTAATAATATAAAAAAACAATATGAAAAATTTTTAGTAACTGAAAATACAGAAAAAATTATTGAATCAGAAAGTCATACTATAGAAGTACAGGAGTTGAAGGATGACGAAGAGTTCTAAGGAGGTATATACTTCTGCTAAGATTGCAGAACTAGAAAAGAGATTAAAAAAATTAGAGTACATGATACCAATCATTTATAATTGTCTAATAGATAAGGAAAAGTAAAATGCAGTTAGATACAGCTATGTATAATCATGTTAAAGTTTTACAAAAAGAAATAGATATTTTAAAAAATAAAATTGATCCCAAGATTGGAGGTCAAGGTCATATTTATACTACAATTAATACTTTAGAACATAGAGTAAAAGAGATACTAAATGAAAATATTTGAGGTAACTTTTGATAATGGTAAAACACATACCATAAAATTAGATAATTATAAATCTATTAAAGAATCATTACAACAAATAGAAAACTCTGGTACACATAAACCTTGGACTATAATAAATATTATAAGGAAAAAATGATAATGCATATTACTATTTTTAAAAATAAACTTAATAAAAAAATTAAAAAGAATAAATATATTAATCAAGAAGAATTAAAAATGTTTAGGTATCTTAAACAAAAAAATGATAATAATGATAAGTACTTAACTGAAAAAGAAAGGTTGGTGTTGGCTCTTATGTAGCCTTGTTCTCTTGTAAAAATGTCAAGAGAACAAGGCTTGTGAAACTGTCTTGGTTGTGCTATAATATATTTTTAACATGGAGGTTAAAATGTTTATCATAACTCAAAATATTAATAATAGAAATATAGAAGACTTTAATGATTTTGATATATTAACTGATGAAAAAGATAAAATATTAATATTTGAAGAAGAAAGAGAAGCTATTAAATTTATGGATGCTGTAGGAATTAATATTAGTTTAGATAATAGTGTACAATATTCATCTCAAGGTGATATAAATGTCTCAAGACTCCACTAATAAAATAATCAAACAACTACAAGATCATATAAAAAAACTTACTGATTATAATTCTAAATTAGAAAAAGAATTAGGTATTAAAAGAAATCTTTGGGTTGAAGATGACAGGAAAAGTAATTAATTTTTACCAACACTGGAAAGATAAACAAGAAAGTAGAAGAAAAGCAAAAGGTTTTTCAGAAGATTTTTGGTATACTTTAATTGCAGAAGGATATAACCCTGATAGTAATGAAAGTATAAGACAATACCTAAAGGATACAAATGAAGATGAATAAAAATTTATGGGAGAAAGATCGTAAAAATTTATTTAGATCTATAAAAAGAGAATATCAAAGTGAAGGTTATACACCAGAAGAAGCAAAAAAATTAGCTAAAGAGGAGGTAGATGAAATCATGGAAGATAAAGAACTATTTGTTAATAATTTATGGAAGGAAAAATATCAAGATTAATTATGTGGTTAGTAATTACAAAATGTAATAAAAAAATTAGTACATTTACTACAAAGTATAAAGCACAACTTTTTATAGACAATAGAAAAAATTTGTGTAATATGTTAGGAGTAGATGTTAAACATTATTATTCTATAGTAAAGGGAACAAAAAATGCCAGCACAAGGTTGGGGAAAAAGAGGAGCATGTCCTTCTAAAAGTTGTGGATCTAGTGATGCATGTGTAGAACATAGTGAAGGTTACTCGTATTGTTTTGCTTGTAAAACTAAGTTTGAAAACTATTCACAAAATAATAAAAATTACACAGAAAAAAAATTAAATAAAGATATTATTATAGGTGATAAATATAAGAATAATAAATTATCTTCTATTGCTATAAAAGATAGAAACATATCATTAGAAACTACAAAATTTTATAATGTAAAATGTATTGTAGAAAATAATAAAATTGTACAACATCAATACCCATATCATACACCAGATGGTACATTGATAGGAGAAAAAAATAAACTAATAGAAAATAAAAAGTTTTGGTCATCAGGAGATTTAAAACAAGCAGGTCTATTTGGTGAACATTTATTTTCTGGAGGTGCTCCTTTCATCACTATTTGTGAAGGTGAGATTGATGCTATGTCAGTATATGAAATGGGAGGTAGAAAATATCCTTCAGTATCAATTAAAAATGGTGCTCATTCAGCACTTAAAAATTGTAAAGAATCTTTAAAATTTTTAAACTCTTTTAAAAATATTGTTATATGTTTTGATAATGATAAACAAGGACAAGAAGCCTCTAAAGAAGTTGCTACTTTATTTGAACCTAATAAATGTAAAATAGTATCTCTTAATTTAAAAGATGCTAGTGAATATTTACAAGCAGGTAAACGTGAAGAGTTTATGAAAAGATGGTGGAATGCTAAACCATATACACCAGCAGGTATAATAAATTTAGCAGATCTTGGTGATAGTTTATATGATGAAAGTGAATGTGATACTTGTTTATATCCTTGGAATAATCTTAATGAAAAAACTTATGGATTAAGAACAGGAGAGCTAACTGTATTTACATCTGGTTCTGGTATGGGTAAAAGTAGTATTATCCGTGAACTTATGCATCACATTATGACTACTACAAAAGATAATATAGGTATCTTAGCATTAGAAGAGAGCACTCGTAATACTGCTTTAAACATTATGTCTGTTGAAGCTAATGCTAGATTATATATAAAAGAAATTAGAGAACAATTTACTATTGACCAACTAAAAGAATATCAAAATAAGACTATTAATAATAATAGATTTTTTGCTTTTGATCATTTTGGTTCTATACATAATGATGAAATATTAGATCGTATTCGATACATGGCTAAAGCTCTTGATTGTAAATGGATATTTTTAGATCACTTATCTATTTTAGTATCAGGCCAAGAAGATAATGGTAATGAACGTAAACTTATTGATATGTTAATGACTAAACTTAGATCACTTGTACAAGAAACAGGAATAGGTTTAATATTAGTAAGTCATTTACGTAGACCTATTGGTGATCGTGGACATGAAAATGGTAGAGAAATTTCTTTATCTCAACTCAGAGGTTCAGGTGGTATAGGGCATTTATCTGATATGGTAATAGGATTAGAACGTAATCAACAAGCCGATGATGAAGACATTGCTAATACAACTACTATAAGAGTAATAAAGAATAGGTATGCAGGTGACTTAGGAGTAGGATGTTATTTATATTATGATAAAGATACTGGTAGAATGTCTGAAGTAGCTAATCCATATGGAGATAGAGATGAATAAAAAACCATTTAAACATAAGTTTAAGCAGGATGCTTATGATAGAGCAGATCATAAAGCTAAACAAACTATTATTAATTATTTAAAACCTATGAACTATACAAAAATAGACTCAGAGGAAAATTATAGTTTTGATCTTATGTGTTATGCTTCTGATAAAATTCATTCATTACATGAAGTAGAAATAAAACATGGATGGAAAAATGAATGGCCAGATTCATGGAAAGAAATAAGATTGCCTCATAGAAAAAATAGATTACTTAGAATATGGAAACAAAAATATCCTAATAGTTTATTATCTTTTTATATATTAAGAAATGATTGTAAAAAAGCTTGGCATATTGATGGAAGTGTGTTAGAAAATTGTGAAGTTAAACCTGCATTTGGAAGAAACATAACAAAAGGAGAATTATTTTTTCATATATTAGTTAAAGATGCAACCCTAATAGAGAACTTAAACTATGAAAACAGCAGTAGTTGATATTGAAACAGATGGATTTGATGCAACAAAAACTCATTGTATTGTAGCTATAACAGAAGATAATAAAGAACACTATTGGACAGGAGATGATTGTTTTAAGTTTAAAGATTGGTCTAAAAATATAGATCAATTTATAATGCATAATGGAATTAGTTTTGATGCACCAGTTCTTAATAAACTAATAGGAACTAATATACAGATGTCTCAAATTAGAGATACTTTAATTGAATCCCAATTATTTAATCCTATAAGAGAAGGAGGTCATTCATTAAAAGCATGGGGTAAAAAATTAAATTATCGTAAATTTGATTACAATAATTTTGATTCATTTACTTTAGAAATGTTAGAGTATTGTAAACAAGATACAAGACTTACAAAAAAAGTATCTGAATATTTAGAAATAGAAGGTAAAACTTTTTCTAAAAAATCTTATGAATTAGAAAAAAAAGTAAGGTGTATAATAGACAAACAACAAAACAATGGATATGCTTTTAATATTAAAGATGCTTCTATATTACTAGCTCAACTAGAAGATGAACAAACACAATTAGAAAATAAAGCACAAGAACTATTTCCACCTAAACAAATACAATTAAAAACAAAAACAAAAGAGATACCTTTTAACATAGCTAGTAGAAAACAAATATCTGAAAGACTACAAGAGAAAGGATGGAAACCAACTGAGTTCACAGAAAAAGAAAATATTATTATCAATGAAAAAGTTTTATCTACTATTGATATGCCAGAAGCTAAAATGTTTAGTAGATATTTTTTACTACAAAAACGAACAGGTCTATTAAAATCTTGGATTAAAGAATGTAAAGATACTAATAGAGTACATGGTAAAGTTATGACATTGCAAACAGTCACAGGTAGAATGGCTCACTCTTCTCCTAACATGGCACAAGTGCCAGCAGTGTATTCACCTTATGGTAAAGAGTGTCGTAGACTTTGGACTGTAGATAATATTAAAACACACAAACTTGTAGGTGTAGATGCTAGTGGTCTTGAACTAAGATGTTTAGCTCACTACATGGATGATGCTAACTTTACAGAAGAAGTACTAAGTGGTGATATTCATACAGCCAATCAACAAGCAGCAGGTTTAAAAACTAGGGATGAAGCTAAAACATTTATATATGCTTTTCTTTATGGAGCAGGTCCAAATAAAATAGCTAAAATATTAAACTCAAATATTAAAGAAGCAAGTAATGTTATTGATAGATTTTTATCTAACTTACCAAAATTAAATCAATTAAGAGAAAAAGTATTTAATGAAGCTAGTAGAAAACAAAAAATAATTGGGTTAGATGGTAGGTATCTACATATACGGCATGCTCATGCTGCACTTAATACTTTATTACAAAGTGCAGGTGCTATAATATGTAAACAATGGTTAATAGAAATAATAAAAAGAGTTGACAAATATAATTTAGATGCTAAACTAGTAGCATCTGTTCACGATGAATATCAATTTGAAGTTGTGAACAAAGATATTCCTATGTTCTGTGAATTAGCAAAGCAAGCTATTTACAATACAAAGGATGTATTAAATGTTAAATGTGATTTAGACTGTGATTATAAAGTTGGAAATAATTGGGCAGAAACACATTGACATTTAAAAGTAAAAAGTGTATACTAAAATTCTAACAGTGAAATTTTCAAAGGAGAAAATATAATGTCAGTAATTCAAGGTGAAGCTTTTTGGGCACATGTTATTAACCCAAATACTAAATGGAATCCTGAAGGTGAATGGTCTATTGAGATTGGTAATCTTGATAAGATTAATAAAAGTATTGCAGAAGCTGATGGACTTACTATTAAAAACAAAAACGATGAACGAGGTGACTTTGTAACTTTAAAACAATATGCTAGAACTAAAGAAGGCACTACTAGACCTATGAGGGTAGAAGATGCCAAACGTAATCCATTTCCTGCTGATCAACTTATAGGTAATGGATCTAAAGTAAATGCAAGCTATTATCCTAAACCATACACTCAATATGGTGGTGGTGTAAAAGGATACTTACAAGGTGTTCAAGTTATTAATTTAATTAAATATAATAACGATGATTTCCAAGTAGTACCTGAAGGGTATGATAGTAATACTAATAATGAAGTTCCTTTTGAATAATAACTAAGGTATAAGAGAGTGTCTTCACTATCCTTCACAAGCTAGAGTTAGGCACTCTCTTATAATATTATAATGAAAAGTATTACTACTATAGTAAAAGATATTTATGAATTATTTAGTTATAATCCTATAAAGAAAGAAGAAAAAGAAGTTGATAAGTTAATAGATACTTTTGGTAACATGTTAAAAATACATGTTAAAGATTTCTTATATGAAAGACCAAGGCAAACAAGTGGATTAAGACTCTCTGCTATAGGCAAACCAAACAGACAACTATGGTACGAAACTAATTTAAAAAAGAAAGAAGAAAATTTACCACCCTCACTAAGAATAAAATTTTTATACGGATACATTTTGGAAGAGCTTCTACTTGTGTTGGCACAAATAGCAGGACACAACGTAGAAGCTCAACAAAAAGAAGTAAAAGTTGAGGGAGTTTTAGGACATCAAGATGCAATAATAGATGGAGTCTTAGTTGATTGTAAGTCAGCTTCTGGTAGAAGTTTTGAAAAATTTAAAAATAATCTTTTAGTTAGTGATGATCCTTTTGGATATATAGCTCAAATATCAGCTTATGCTGAAGCTAATAATTTAAATCAAGCTGCTTTTTTAGTAATAGATAAATCAACTGGTGAAATTTGTTTAACACCTATACATGAAATGGAAATGATAAATGCACCTAGAAGAGTTAGAGAACTTAAAACAATAGTTAAAACTAAAACACCCCCTGCTAAATGTTATACTGATATAGATGATGGAAAGAGTGGTAATAAAAAACTAGCAATAGGTTGTGTATATTGTAAGTTTAAAGAAGAATGTTGGTCAGATGCTAATGGAGGTAAAGGATTAAGAGTATTTAAATATGCTAATGGAAACAGATATTTAACACAAGTAGTTAAGTTACCAGATGTACAAGAAATTTATTTAAATTAATGAAAAGATCACATTGGAAATTTAAGAAGAAGCCAGACATACATAATATGTTTGGTTTTGTTTATGTGATAACTAACTTACAAACTACAAAAAAATATATAGGATGTAAACAATACTGGCATTATAGTAAAAGAAAAAAAACAAAAGAAAGTAATTGGAAATCTTATACAGGTTCTTCTGCATTACTTAACGAAGATATAAAAAAACTAGGTAAAAGAAATTTTACTTTTAATATTATTGCAGAGTTTAAAAATAAAAGAAGTTTAAAATATTATGAATTATATTATCAAATGAAATATAATGTATTATCTTCAACAATAGAAGGTTCTGATGAACCAGCATTTTATAATAAATATGTAGGTGGTAAATTTTATAGGCCAGTTCAACAATATGATGAAGAATAATATTAAACAATTAGTAAATAATTTTAAATCAGATTCCGAACAAGCTTTATTTATATCTGTTATATTTCAAGCCGTATTAGATGTTACTAAAAATAATTTTAGTTTAGAAAAAGATCAAGCAAAAGCTTGGTTCTTTGCTTCAGTAGGAGTTACTTGTCAGAACTTTGAGTTTATCTGTGATAATGCTGGACTTGAGCCTAAAACTGTGAGAGAATTTGTTTCTCATGTTATAAATTCTAAAGACAAAGAGGAAATTAGAAATACAATAATAAGGATTATGAACTAATGGATAGAGATAAATGGATTTTAAATCAAATGGAATTACAAAATAAATTAATACCTGATTATAAAAATGCTCTTTCAGCATTAGATAAACAAATAGGAGGTGATCATTATAAAGATTGTAAAATTCAACCTGTAGAATTTATAGCAAAAAATAACATAGGTTTTCTTGAAGGTAATATTATTAAATATGCTACAAGACATTCTAAAAAAGGAGAAGGTAAAAAAGATATAGAAAAAGTAATTCATTATGCAGAACTAATACTAGAGATGTATTACAATGATAACTGAAGGTATAACAATTTCTCCAGAAAGAGATGATCTTTTTGATAAGCTAGGAATCACTCGTCTTAAAGAGGCTTACATGATGGATCACGAAATATCACCACAAGAAAGATTTGCTTATGTATCTAAAACTTTCGGAACTACTTCAAGCCATGCTCAAAGATTGTATGAGTATTCTTCAAAACATTGGCTCTCATATTCAACACCGATTTTATCGTATGGACGATCTAAACGTGGGCTTCCTATTTCTTGTTATCTTAATTATATTAATGATAGTTCTGAGGGTTTAGTTGATAATCTTAGTGAAACTAATTGGCTCAGTATGTTGGGTGGTGGTGTTGGCATTGGCTTTGGTATTAGGTCTAGTGATGATAAGTCTACAGGAGTTATGCCTCATCTTAAAATGTATGACTCATCAAGTCTTGCATATAGACAAGGACGTACTCGTAGAGGTAGCTATGCTGCTTATCTTGATATTAGTCATCCTGATATTCTAATGTTTTTAGAAATGAGAAAGCCAACAGGAGATCAAAACTTTCGTTGTCTTAATATGCATCATGGTATTAATATATCAGATAAGTTTATGAATGTTCTTGAACACTGTATGATTAATCCACTTGCTGATGATACTTGGGATTTAATTGATCCTCATAGTAATGAGATACGTGATGTGGTATCTGCTAAAGAAATATGGCAACGTATTCTTGAAATGAGAATGCAAACAGGAGAACCTTATTTACATTTTATTGATAAATCTAATAATGAAATGCCATCATGGTTAAAACAAAAAGGATTAAAAATAAATCAATCTAATTTATGTTCTGAAATTATTTTACCTACTTCAAAAGAAAGAACTGCTGTATGTTGTTTATCTTCAGTAAACTTAGAATACTTTGATGAATGGTCTAAAGACAAAGAATTTTTACCAGATATATTAGAAATGTTAGATAATGTTTTACAGAATTTTATTGATAACTCTCCTGATACTATTCATCGTGCTCGTTATAGTGCAAAGCAAGAAAGGTCAGTTGGAGTTGGAGCACTTGGATTCCATGCATATTTACAAAGTAAAAATATACCCTTTGACTGTGCATTAGCTAAGTCTCATAACATTAGAATGTTTAAACATATTAGAGAAAATCTAGATTATGCTAATAGAAACTTAGCTTTAGTTAGAGGTGAAGCACCTGATGCTGTAGATACAGGGCTAAGATGTAGTCATGTTATGGCTATTGCACCTAATGCATCTAGCTCTATTATTATGGGTAATACTTCTCCATCAATAGAACCTTGGAGAGCTAATGCATATAGACAAGATACTCTTAGTGGATCTTTTTTAAATAAGAATAAATTCTTAGATAAAATTATTAAAACTAAATGTGAAGAAGATAGTAAATTAAACTATGAACGTATCTGGTCTAGTATCATAGCTAATGATGGTTCTGTACAACATCTAAGATCTTTTACCTCTGAAGAAAAAGAAGTATTTAAGACTGCTATGGAGATAGATCAACGATGGGTTATAGAACATGCAGCAGATAGACAACAATACATTGACCAATCACAATCTCTTAATGTATTCTTTAGACCTGATGCTGAGATTAAATACCTACATGCTATACACTACATGGCATGGAAGAAAGGACTAAAGACTATGTACTATTGTCGTTCAGAAAAGATTGGTAAGGCTGACAAAGTTAGCCGTAAAATTGAGAGACAAATTATTAATGAGTTAGACATGGAAGCACTAGCATCTGGGGATGAGTGTCTTGCCTGTGAAGGATAAGGAGATTACTATGGAACTTACTGCTGAAATAGTTAGAGATTTATTAGATTATAATCCTAATACTGGAGATCTTTTTTGGAAAGAAAGACCTCTAAAATATTTTAAAAATGAAGTTGATGCACGTAAATGGAATCCTAGATATGCTGGTAAGAAAGCATTTACTTGCACCCTTCGTAATAAAAAATATGGTACTTTGGAAAGTAAACAGGGTTCAATTTTTAATAAAAAATATTACGCACATCGTATAATTTGGCTACATTACTATGGTTGTTGGCCTAAAGATCAAATAGATCATATCAATCACGATCCAACTGATAATAGAATAATAAATCTTAGAGAAGTATCTGGTTTTGAAAATCAAAAAAATAGAACACTTAATAAAAATAGTAAAACTGGACATACTGGAGTGTCATGGTATGAAAAGTTAAATAAATATAGAGCACGTATTAAGATTAATAGTAAGACAATCTGGTTAGGATCTTATGATTCTCTAGAAGAAGCAGTAGAAGCTAGACATATAGCAAATATAAATTATAATTTTCACCCTAATCATGGTAGATAGTTTAGAATTTAAAAATGTGTGTTACATATGTAAACTAGGTTGGGTAACAGGAGATCAATATGAATTTACATGGGATAGGAAAGGATTAAAACTTTGCTATGAATGTT